CGACAGACTTCACGATAGCCGTCTGAACCTTGTCGCCATATGCTCGCAATAACGCCACCAAAACATCGCCGCCGATAAACTCCATCTTCAGCATTACACACCTTTCCGTTTGTACTCATTGAGTATCGCAAACGCTGACGGGGGCATACCGCCCGACTCGCTGAACGTAGAAAAAGCGATGGTCTCGCCTGCAAGCGTTTTTGACTGTACGCCCTTGTTCTCGATTTCGTTCATGCGCTGCGTTGCGACAATCAAGATGGCTTCCTGAATATCGGCGGGTATGGTTTCATAGCCCGCGCGGTACGATACTTCGACGTTTCGGATACCCTGTGCAAAACAGGCATGGCGTATCAGCAGCCAATTATCAAAATCCCAGTCGTTTGCCGTGCGCCCATTGATTTTTACAGACGACACGGACAAGACAGGGTATTGATTCAGGACGATGCGGTTTTTGCCGTTGCCGTTGTAACGCTCGACGTAGTCCGCCGCTTCGAGTTTGCGCCCGATATAGGCTTCAACAGCCGCCGACACCCCGTTAAGCAGGGTTTGAAAATACGCGTCCTGCTTGTCGTGGGCAACGCCCAGCCGCTGTTTGAATAAATCAAGAGAGACAAGGGCGGTCATCGTTATTCAGCCTTTTCAGTTTCGGCGGCTTGCTCGGCTTCAGCCTGTTCAGTTTCGGCAGGCTCTACCGCTTCAACAGTTTCAGCCTGTTCGGCAGGTTGCTCTGCCGGCTGCTCGGTTTTCGCTTTGCGTCCGCGCTTGGCTTTTTCAGGCTCTTCAGTTTCGGCAGTTTCAGCCGCAACGTTACCAAAGCCGAACTGATACAGGAATTGCGCGGCTTCAGCGGGTACTTCCACGATGCGGTCTTCGCCTACTGTGTAGCTTTGGCTGCCAAAGGAAACATCGGTAAAGCCCTCAGGGGCTTGTAATTTAACCAATTCAGTCATTTTGATTCTCCAAAAGAAAAGGCCGCCTGAAAATTCAGACGACCTTATTAGGATTAACCAGCGTTGGTAATCATACCGAACGCAGGCATGAACATACCTTGCAGCAACTCGTCCGCATAGACACCGTACTCATACATACGGGTACGCAGCGGCCATTCGATTTGGTAATACTCTTGGCGTGTACGCACTTGCAACAAGTTACCCACGCCTTGAACGTAGCCAGGCAAACGGGACGAGTAGAACAGGTAAGTACCAGCAGGCAAGTTCGGGTGTACCACGATGTTCAGTTCGTCGCCTGTGATTTTGTTCAGGTACGAACCAACAACCACACCCGCGCGAATATTCGCCGCGTTGTCGATGTCAACTTTCAGCTTAATCAGCGGCGCACCACCGTTGCCGATAATCAGCTTAGTCAGCGCAGCCAAGTCGCGGGCGTTGACGTAGATGGTATCGGGAGACAAGCGGTATTTCGAGAAGAAATGCGCGAACGCTTCTTCAAACTCATACACACCGCCCGCGCCGTCGGAGGTTAAGCCGTTGCCTTTGTTGTCAGACCAGAACGCGCCTGAATCAGGCAGGGCGATTTGGGTCAACAAGCCGTCAAATTCCAAGACGGAAGTGGAATTGTCTTCAGACGGCAGGGAAGCAGCGGTCTGAGTACCTTCGGCGTCTGCCAAGATGTCCACTTTGGCGGCAGTAGTGATCGCACCCAGTTTTTCAGAACCAGCCGCACCCCAGTACCAAGCGTAGGCGACCGCGCCGCGAACGGCTGGAATCATGGCGGTTACTTTTTTGCCTGTGCCAACACCAGAAACGGAAGCTGCCGCAGATTTTTGGGCAGAGCCACCGCCGAATGTATCGGTCGTGCCGTCAGCATTTTGGCGTGTGATTTTGGCAGGGACTTGAGCAGTTTTGATGTTCAAGCCTTGTCCGATTGCACCGTTGTTCGCACCGGCTACGTCCCAGTACGCCTGCAAGCCCAAAGCCACGCAGACGATGGACAGGGTAGAGGCACTGATTTTGCCCAAAGTGTCGTTAGAGGCGACAGCGGTCGGGG